AATAGCGGCGAGCGAAGCCTCGGAGGTTATCGGTACCGAGCTCCTTAACTCCGTTGAGCGCCTTACCGGAGAGAATGGCGTAGGAGACGCGGCCGACCAAATGACCCGGTTCGGGGATTCGACCGCTAACGTCATAGCTGGAGTAACAACCGTTATTGAAAAGCTTAAGCCGCTTGCCAAAATTGTCGGAGCTCTCAATATTGACCTAGCTAAAGTCGGCAACGTAGCCGGTACTGGCAAGTTTAATAAAGGCATACTGCCAATACTTAACGACGTAGGTAAAGCTTCACGTGAAACACCTATGAGGCCAAACGCTCGAGCTATCGAGCGCGAGTCTCTAATCGCTCAGGAGAAAGCCGCTAAGTTGGCAAAGGCCGCGGCCGCGGCAAAGGCCAAAGAATTAGCTACTCAAAGAGCTATAACAATGAGCAAAAAATTAGCGGCTAAGTTCGACCAGGATATGATTGCTATCGAAGCCGCCTTAAAAGGTGATTTATCTGAAGAAGATCGTAAACGACTTCTAGCCTTAAAAGCCTTAAAAACCGAAGTAAAAACCGACGACGAAAAGGCTCTAGCAGAACTTGAGGCTTTACAGAAGAAAAACGCCGGGGCGGAGCTTGCCCGTATCAAAGAAATAGAGGCGGCTAATACCGCGGCTAACCAAAAGCGCAAGAGTGAACTAACAGCGCTACAAGAATGGCTAGCGGCGAACCCGCTTAATACTTACGTAAACGTTATTACGCCAAGCGGTAGCGTGGGTATGGTGCCTAGCTCTTTTGGCGCTCCGGTTGGCAACGCTCAAAGTTCACCGCCTCCCACAAACGCAAGCTCTACCGGGGTCGCTTCTAACTTGCAATACGGAACCTATGGAGCTACTGGGGATATAACGGTAAACGTAAACGCAGGAGCCATAGCCGACGAGAATAAACTAACCTACATAATTGCCGATCAGATAGTTAAGTACGTTCGCTTCGGTGGAACGACAGCACCCGCCGGGTTCATCTAATGGCACTCCCCGCCGTCAAGGTAGTAGTCAATTTCAGCTCGGGAGCTAGTTTTGGTCAGACTATGGTACTCGGGACGGGCATACTCGGACAGGACGTACTAGGCGACGCGGCCGCTCTTATTGTAGACGTTTCCGCGCAAGTCCAAAACGTTCAGATAACTCGAGGCCGAAACCTTCTCACCGAACAATTCCAAACCGGCACCGCGACTATTACTATTGCCGATCAGTTGGGTTATTGGAACCCCCAATCGGTTACCTCCCCGTACTACGGCCAGCTTTTACCGCTTCGTAAAATACAAATTAGCGCCATAGACCCGGCGACTTCTACCTCGTATTACTTATTCTCGGGTTATATAACGTCCTATAACTACCGTCAAAGTCAAGACGTAGGAGAGGTTTCAACGACTACTCTAGCTGCTCTAGACGCTACTCAGCTTCTCACCCTTGCCACGGTCTCGACCGTCCCAGGAGCCGTAGCAGGAGAAACGACCGGGCAAAGGTTTAACGATATTCTCGACGCTATTGGGTGGCCTTCCGGCCAACGCGAATTAGACACCGGCCTAACCACGGTTCAAGCCGATTCAGGGGTAGCGAGATCGGGCTCTAGTGCGTTATCTACCGTAGCTCTTACCGAGTTCGGAGCCTTCTACATAGACGCGGCAGGTAACGTGGTTTTTCAGGATCGCAACGTAACCGCGGGCTCTATTGCTGGAACCCCGACCGCTTTCGTGGATACCGGAGCTGGTATTCGCTACTCAAACGCTGATTTTAAGTTGGACGATTCTCAAATCTTCAACCAAGCCAACGTAACGGCCGGGGTTATTACAGCTACCTATAAAGACCAACCCTCGATAGATACGTACTTTTTGCACTCTTACGACGCTAACGGCTTACTTATGCAAACGACCACAGAGGCCGATAACTGGGCTCGGGCTATGGTGGCAAGCCGAAAAGATACAACGATCCGGTGCGACTCGATAACTCTCAACCTGAATACCCCAAGTTATACCGCCGGGGTGACGGCCGCTCTTGCTCTTGACTATTTCGACCCGATTACGGTAACGCAGACTCAGCCGGGCTCGTCAAGCATTACTAAGACTTTGCAGATATTCGGAGTCGCGCATTCGATTAACTACCTTAATCAAAGTTGGTTTACGCGGTTTACCACCGCTGAACCTATTCTCGACTCGTTTATATTAGATAACGCACAATACGGAGTATTAGGACAAAACGTACTATCATACTAGTAGGGGGATAAATGGCTAAGCAGACTTTTACCACGGGTTCGGTACTTACCGCGACTCAAATGAACAATTTACAGGCAAACGATTATAACTGGACGGTTAGCCAAAAGACCGCCTCCTACGTTCTCGTAGCGGCCGACGCTGGTACGCGTATTGAAATGAACGCGGCGGGAGCATCTTCTTTGGCATTAGGCCAATACCAAAGCGGAACATTATTTTTTAGTAGCGCAAGCGCCGCTATCTTCTTTGGAGATTCCGCTACCCCTAGCGCAGGATCAACCATTACACGCCCAAAGTTAGTTTCTCCAACAGAATTAACAACGGTCACAGCAACAGCGGCAACAGGCACGATTAACTACGATTCAATGACTCAGGGCGTGCTTTATTACACTTCTAACGCTTCGGCTAACTTTACGCTTAACATTCGAGGCAATAGCACGACAACCCTAAATAGTTTACTTTCCGTCGGTGACGCGATAACGGTAGTTTTTCTTAATACGAACGGGGGCACCGCGTATTATCCGACCGTTTACCAAATTGACGGTTCAGCAGTTACTCCAAAATGGCAAGGTGGAACAGCACCAACAGCCGGTAACGTCAGCTCTGTAGATTCTTATTCTTTGACTATTATCAAGACAGCGGCAACTCCGACCTATCTAGTGTTGGCCTCACAGACTAAGTTCGCCTAATGCCTTTAGAAGCAACTTTTGCCGCAGATAGTAACCGAGGTTATGGATTCGGTATTGGTTCTCAGGCTGGTTTAGTTTTGACCCAAAGGACTTTGCCGGTAACTTTCAATCTAACAGGAGTCGTAAGAGGCGGTACAAGTTCCAACTGGTTAGTGGGATCAAATGGAAGCACAAGTATAGCGACTTCATCGGACGGAATAACTTGGACAACAGCGACAGCTAGTCAAGCTCTCTACCCATATGCCGCGGGTGCTCCTGGTAGTACCTATGTAACAGTAGACGGTACTAATGCTCGATATTCTTCAACCGGTGCTACTTGGACTACAACGGCTACATATTGGAGCGGGGCAGTCGGTTTTATAAAATGGTTTCCCAATATATCCGTGTATTTTTATAAAAGAACAGGTAGTGCGGCGGAGTCCGCCTCTAGCGCCGGTTCAACTTGGTCGAATAGAGCGGGTACGGGTTATACCGCTTACGACGGAGCAACCAACGGAACAACGACTGGTTGGCCAACTTACGGAAGTCAGTATTTTGAGTACACCACTAGCGGCTCTTGGACTTCTATTACTTCTCCTGGTGCTTCTTTGCCTTCTACAAAAAACTGGATTGGCGCGGCTTATGATTCGACAAATAATAAGTTCGTAGTTTATGACGATTCTGGGGTGGCGGCTTACTCGACAAGTGGTACCAGCGGTTGGACACAAATAACAATACCTACTTTATCGGGTTACACTTATTCTACTTCTAACGCCGCTGGAAATGGCGTCTATGTTTTAGCTGGTACCGGCGGTTATCTATATTCAACAACTGGAACAACTTTTGAGAAAATAAGTTTAGGAAGCGGAGATCATTACGCGGCTTACGATTCGACTAATACAAGATTTTTAATTATGAAGGGTAACAGCACAACTTACTACACCGGCGTAAAACCATAAAGGGGATAAAATGAGATATGAAGTAGATAAAGACAACATTGTCCATATGTGGGACGACGTAAACCCAGAGCCTTTTCTTTTCCAGCCTCATTATCCAAACGGAGATTCTTTTGATACAAAAGAAGAAGCCGAAACGTGGGCTCAATACAAGCTGGAAGAATTGACCATTGAAGAAGCTCCGCAAGCGCCTTTGGGTAAAGGTTTCGACCCTGAACCAAAACCAACGCCTATGCAAGCGGCGGAAATGAAATTGGCACGCATTGGTTTAGGAGTGGACGAGCTTAAATCTTTACTTGGCTTAAATGGCTAGTAGTCAAAACGGGTGGCCAGCTTCCGACGAACCTCGCACCATAGGAGTCGAGTCCTTCCAAGTCCCCGGCACAAAATTAAAAATACGGTGCAGTAAGAAAGTTGCGCCGCTCCTTATCAACCTTTGCCGGGAGTTCCACGAACGCGTAGAGAAACTCGACGACGGTCAGCTCGACGACTGGGGCTATGCCTACCGCGCTATTAGAGGCCAGGAGGACGCGGGCAACCTTTCTAATCACGCCTCGGGAACGGCCGTTGATCTTAACTCCCGCAAGCACCCGCTTGGAAAGCGTAATACCTTCACCGACGAGCAAGAAAAGGTAATACGGGAAATAGCGGCTAAGTATGGTTGCCGCTGGGGTGGAGATTACAAAAACCGAGCCGACGAAATGCACTTTGAGATTATGCTCTCCCCGCTTGAGGTCAAAAAGAAAATACTCGCTCTCGGACTAGCCAACGAGAAAGTAGAGAAATGAATAGACACAAAAAGAAAGTAATTATGCAATTAGCCGGTAGCTGGTTTCGTGGCTTTGCGGCCGCTTGCCTTGCTTGCTATATGGGTGGTATCAACGACTGGAAAATTATCCTTAATGCGGGGCTAGCCGCTATCCTGCCAACCGTTTATCGCTACCTCAACCCGAAAGACCCGCTAGGGAGATGAGCTACGGGGACTGGGCGGGGTTAATAGTTTCGGTTATCTCAATAGCCGGGGCTTTTATTATGGCGATCCAATGGCTGGTCAAGCATTATCTGAACGAGCTCAAGCCTAACTCGGGTACGAGTCTTTCCGATCGCGTAAGCCGTATCGAGACCAAACTCGAAACCCTTTTGGAGATAGTTTCTAAAAAGTAACGGCGTGTTGGTAGTTGCCTTATGTCGGCCGTTGCCTTCATACTGGACGAGTTCGAGGGACTAGCCTCGGCACGGACTAGGAGAAATGATGACGTACGAGATATGGCTAACGGCTATCTGCATAATCACGACCGCGCTCGGTATGGTTCTCGCGTGGAGCTGGGGCTACAAAGAGGGCGTAAAGGTGGGCTTTCGTCGAGGGAAGGCCGCTCACCCGGCAGGTCGTAAGGCGGCAAAATGATAACCAAAAATAGCGATCCTAATATTTATTGCGACTATTGCAAACACGATTACCGCCGTCCCGACGGAAGTTTTAAGGCGAAGGTTCGCTCGGCCGTTATCCGCATAGATTACAAACAATACAAAGGCCACGTAGCCCGTCGCTTTCTATGCGAGACGTGCGTCAAAAATATCACCGAGCTACCGAGTGGGTACCTCAGCTTGGCCGATCAGCTGAAGGAAGC